GTTTCCCAGTCACGATCAACGGTGCTAATAGATTTAAGATTTCTACCAGCAGAAGTATTGGTTGGCTTAAGTCTCGTGTTAGTAAAACTGGTAGCATTGGGGAGTACAGATGCCCCTGCCGTAGTAACCAGAGCGTTAAGCGTGGACGTACCATCAACTCTGTAGCTAACTGATATACCAGTACCAGCGTTCTTATGATTGACATAGACAACATATAGATTCTTAGACTCTCCAGGCGAGTTAAAATCGTACTCACCAGTTTCAATAGAAAGAGTACTGGAATGCATGGTGGTATCAGGTTGCCAGGTCATGAACTCTTCTTTAGTGCCAGCCTCTGTATAGACTCTTGCTACGCCGTCTAAGTCAGTAATTATATTCGTATAGTTCTGACCAGCAGAGAAATTGTCAATACCACCCTCCATCTTACTCCAGCCTAGCGTGGAGAAGTCAAAGACTCTTACCGAAACACTAGAACTGTTATTGGAGGAATCTGCCCATATAAAGGCTTTCTTTTCTAGAGCGTCATAGCCTATCTGCGGACTGTTTCCTATGAATGATCTCCACGAGTTCAGTTTCACCACACGACGACTGAAGTCGTTGGGATCAAGAAATAGGTCACGAACCTGATTGCCATCATAGAGATAGCAGCCACGATTGTTGAACCACATTATTCCATACTCTGTACGTATTACCTGCCTAGGACTGGAGACGCCGAGGTTGTCCATCTGAGCCTCCAAGAACTCAATATCCTGTGCAGTATTTATAATATATAGCGTCCTCTCTTTAAACTGTAACACCCTGTCAGCGTACGCTTCTAAGGTTACAACATTCTCGCCATCTTGCCGTGCTACATCTAGGCGTAAGCTTTCACCGAAGTTATCGAACTTATTAGGCAGTGACTTGAACATACTGTCTGGGTATCTGTTATCTCCAACCCTTACTCCACCAATATAGGCAGTTCTGTTAGAAATAGCAACTGACTTGTAAACAGCAGATAGTTGGCTATCATTAAAATTGTTACCAGAAAGAGAGTCGTATGTGTCACCAGAAAGTCCTAGTACTGAAACGGTAAAACTAATATACTTGTTAGTTGCGGCGGTAGCTGTGCTGTTGGCTGTGTAGGCATTAGAATTCCAGCCTTCATATTCTTCTACTTTTTCAGATACAACACCGCCCTTGTCCATATCAATATCAAATGTATGATACCATTCGTCTATTCCCTTTGAACTAGAGAATGAAGTAATATTTGCCTGGCTATTTAAAGCACTATATACTCGCATCTTTCTTATTCTTGGATTAAAGGGCTCTTGAGCATAGACAGATACAGCCATCCCGTAAGGAGCGGTTCCCACGGTGGAAGAAAGTATTGTTCTTCCAAGGAACTCATAAAGCCTTGATTCCTGAGATGATTTATCGTAAACAAAGGATACAGCATGAAAATATGTGCCAGAAGACATTGCTGCATCAACAAACTCGCTTGAACCTTTAGGTACAATCTTTATATTTATACCAGCCCCGGCCGGTGGAAATATCGTAAATGGATTTCCAGACCAGGTTTCTGTGCTGATAGAAGAAGTTCCAAGCGTCAAGGAGGACGGCTGACTTAATATGGGCGCTATAGTTTGATTGTTAAATCCTCCTACAAAATGATCTGTTATCTGAGTAGAGTAATCATCATATGTTATGTCAACTGTCCCAGACAAGGAAACGGTCAGAAGGGTTGAATTACTAGTCCCTTCGGCAACACCATTGACAATCTGACCTGCAAGTCCATGCGTAGGGGCAGATATCTCTTGATTGGCTGAATGCCAGGAAGAGTATACTGTGGCATTGCCAGTAGAGTCTGTAAAATGAAGACTATCTACATAACCCAACCACTTACTTACTGGCTTCGTGCTGTCCAGATTTCCATCGCTTATCCGAAGAGCGCCGTCAATGTAATAAAAAGTTGGTTGAAAAGTAGTGGTGTCATTAGTAGTAAGATGAATAGTAGTAAAACTAGTACCATCGCTCTCAATAACTTGTACACTTTTCCTCTGGTTGTTAGAAGATTTTCCAGCAACAGCAAAGTAATCCGTACGCTGAAGCCCACCTGTACTAGTATAGTCAGAAGAAAAAGTAAAGAGCCCATATCCAGGTTCTACCGTTTTAATATCACTTACAGGGCCCGAAGAAAGGCTGGTATCACTAGTAAACTTACCGAGCATAGAAACTCTACCATCGGCAGCTACCTGTATATTAACAGCCTCCTTCAGCTCCCCAACTTTTAAATTCTTTGGAGACGGGTCATCTGCTAGACCTCTGTCATACCTATTAATTGTAATGCTCTCACGAGGCATTATTGGCCTCCTAGCCAGCTTTCTAGTCCAAGTTTGTCTCCAGTCCCGATTGTGTAAATGAATCGAGCTGAATCACCCCACTGCCAGTTATTAAACTCTGGCAAGTTAAAATATACGTCCCTGTCTACTGCCCGAACGTTAATAAGCGACCGTGCCACTGTATCTGCGTCAGCACCGAGCCTATAAGCACCCCACTCACCAGAGGCCGCACTGTATAGTTCTATACCTAACGTAAGACAGCTATCAAGCCCTGAGCCATCTACGGCAGAATCAGGATCAAGCCAAAGTGTATTAGCACCTGCAAGCATCCAGACTGGAACAGCATCTGAGGTAGCAGAAGTCGTGAAAGTAGTCTTCTCGCCCTTGGCTCCGTATACCTTAAACCAGCCATACTGGGCAGGGGTTGTTTTTACGTAGGAACGATCAGCATCAACGCCAGTAAATAGAATACCAGCAAACATAACGCCAGCAACGATCCATCCAAGTAATTGTTTCATTGTTTCTCCTAGTGAGCTTTACGTTTCAAAAATGTCTTGCGAGACTTGTAACCAAAATCTCTATCTGTTTCTTTACCGCCAAATCCCAACCCTGCGATATTGTATAAATCCCCAAGCAGATTTTCTACATAATTCTGCTCAGTCTCACACATTGGGTAATCGTATACACGCATCTCTTTTACTGCTGCATTTAAGGCGTCGGTATTAAAGCGGTAGCCAACTTGAGAAAGAGTATAATTAAAATTTCCATCTGTATTAGTGCCTTGCTGTGTGCCGTCTATGTAGATGGTTGCATTTGTCGTATCAAATAGGAAAGTAAAAAGATAATAGGTATCAGTTTCAAGCGCCTGGTTGTGGTTCAAGGTTACGGTATTATCCTGATTTCCCCTAGCTAGTGAAGCTGTCGCGTTACTATACCGAATCAGATTTGACGCATCCAGCGAATCACCAAACCAGGTGCCCGCACTTGAGAAGTCGCTGATAGATCCAACCACAAAGACAGTGAAATATTTGTAGGTTTCTCGGGATGTTACCATGTTCTCCGTGTTACTGCCGTCAAAGACTATGGCGCCGCCTAAGATGGTGGGCTGTAGCGCCCCGGTAGTTTGGGACAGGTTCACAGAGTTTCCAGATTGATCCGCCCACGCGTTCACCTTTCCACTTGAAGATGTCACACCAACACTCGCCTTATACTGCTGCGCCATTACGTCAGCGGAGAAGGGCAAGTCTGTTTTCCATGTGTTCATGTCAAGGGTGCCGTTGTAACTGCCAACTCTGTCGGTTATCGTATTGCCGTTACCCGTCTCGAAATCCCAATAAGCCACAAGGCCACTAATCGCGGTCGTTGACACTTCCCAGGTATTGTCAAATATTTCAAGAGGGGATAGAGCACGATTATACACCTTAACCTCGTCAACAATACCCTCCAACGATCTATCAGATCCACCATCATGCTGTGGAGCGTTGGTTCCAAGATACCAGAATTTAGAAAACGGCGTAATTGCTAGCGTCGCCGTTGGATTTGTGCGGGCAACAAATTTTCCGTTGACGTATAAACAAAGGCTATCACTGCCATTATACATCCCTGTAATGTTTTCCCAACTTCCCACAGTTGCATTTGTAGCAGTTTCAACGGTCTCCCTTGTGGATGTAGTAGAATCTTGAACAATCATCGCCCACTTGGACGCTGTGGTAATAACGTCACTTTCTGGACTCACCCCGAAAAAAAAGTCGTTTGAAAAGCCCGAACGGTCAGTGTTTATGATATTTCCATTGTGAGTGTTGTTGTCGAGCTTTACCCATGCCGAAACAGTCCACTCTGTGAGCGTAGGTAGTTTTCCCACCCTAATTGAATCATTTTGAAAGTCGAGGGAATAGTCATTTTGAGCCAACAATGACGAGCATAGAATAATTATTAAGGCGATAGTCTGCTTGACTCTAACCATACGTTATCTCCTATATGTAAAAGTTCCAGAAAATCATAACCGCTGCCCGTAATCCAGTCACCATTTAGTTTTATATTTTTTTCATTCTTGAATCGTCTTCCTGATCCTGATACTTGATAAATCCTAATTGTGGAAAGGTAAGGCATGTGAGCACCGTTGATAGTGTCGATTCTAGCTGTTGTATCGTGCGTATATAGATGTATGCTTCTTAATGGTGTGAAAATTGAATCCGTTACGGTTAGGGTCATATTATCGCTAATGTTTGGCTGAATATCTACCGGCCAATCACCTTTAACGATCAAGTCATCATCGCTATCAAAGTTATACCGTAATTCATTTCCAAACCATACGGAGTCTACCTGTGTTCCATAGAAATGATTATCAATAATCCACGTTGAGTCGATGGTGCTACCACCAACATCGACTCCGATAGGAAAATCAATAAATACGTTATCAGCGATCCTTGCACCGCCTGGATTTGTGCTGCTTTGCGCAGCGAAAACTATGCTTTTTGGGGTGGTTGTCGTCGTTCTGTTTATGATCGTATTCCCAGTGATATGAGCGCCGGTAATCCTGCCTTGAAGATGAAAGATTGCGGTATTTGCACTTGTGCCGTCATCAGTTAATATCATTAAGTTGTTTTTGATGTGCCAATCAGAATATACTCCACTTCCAAGTTCCGCCTTCAACAAGAAGAAATATCCTTTTGATGCGTGACCGATAAATTCAAGTGTGTTTTCTTTGATATATACATCACGAGGGTTTGTTCCTGTCAACTCAATGAAACGTAGGTTCTGGAAATTATTATTGTTGATATAGATGTGGTGAACAGTTGTTGCAGTTGAACTATTCATATCTATTCGCATATCTGACCCGGTATTACTGTTGTCGTATATGTAAACATAGTTGGATTCAAAAATATCAAGATGCGTGTTTGTTCCACTATTGCTAACAGAGTCAGTAAAAACATTTCCGCGAATAGTGAAATTTGTGGCAAATGACGGTTCGATACCATCCTGCGGGTCTACATATCCGATTTGGTTGTCGGATATAATCACGTCTGTTGCATTCTTGACAACTATTCCCTCACCAACCGTGTCAATTTTGCAGTTTTCAACTCTGGCCTTTATCACTTCTTCAATCCATATGGCGTTACCAAATACGTCGAATATCTCAAGATTCTTGATTGTAATGTCTCTCAGTGAATCCTGACTTGAGGTAACCGCCCAAATTCCACCACGACCGCCACCGGCAAAGCTTGCTCCTGATTGCCCCGACGTGTTACCATCAAGCTTACTGCCAAAACCATCAAACACAAGAGTGTCGCAATCAACGAACTCAAAAAAGGATTTCAGTGTGACAGAATTGATAGTGCCGTTAGCCATAAACATGTCTGCCCGGAGTTCAACAACAATATTATCTTTGTCGGTAAAAAGAATCTGTTGTGTATTTGAACTGTTTAATATAAATTTCCCGCCATCGTGTGCGGCTATCTGTAACTTGTCGCCATCCGAAAGCGAGTTCACTGCAAGTTGTATCGCGGTGTGATCGGCAGTTGCATCACCTGAAATGGCTCCAGCCCAATAAACATCAATGGTCTTTGTTTGCAGGTATTGATCTCTAACCCACTGCATCCCAGGGGTCGGGTGAGGATAGGCTTTGACTCCCTCCGCAAATGCACTGTCTCTGAGTGAAAGCCACCCACCACCATTGGCGTTTGTGCTGGAAAGAGATTTTACATAGACTGAATTTACACCAGAAACTATGTCCACTGTTGTTGTGTCGTCAACATAAAGCATATCCCTGGAGTTCGTAAATATACCACCGCGATCTATTTTTATAGTATCCGCCCAAGCAACGCGATTCCCAGCCGGAACCTGAGCCGCCAAAGGCATAGCAATTAAAGCTGCTGTTATGAGCGATTTCAAAAATTTCTTCATTAAGAAGCCCCTCCAGGTGTAAGTGTTAATATGTTATCACCCCAGAGAATACTTCCAACAGTCTGAGACGGTACAGTAATTACAGTAGTATTAGCATTAGTAATCACTATAGTTGCCTTGAATGTCTGAGAGACTTCTGCATAATAGATACCATCACCGTTGTCGGAGAAAGTGTATACAGCCGCCCCCGAGTATCCAGAGGAGCCAGAGGACCAGGCGTATGCTCTTACTGTGTAGCCAGAAGCTCCCAGTCCAGTATTTGCATTTTTAACTTCAATTCGATTCTTCATTATTTCACTGATCCTGTATAATTAGATAAGCCCATACGAGGCGAACCCAACTTGGAATTACGCTCTCTCTGGACATAATAACGAAACTTATTCATGTTCCACTCATAGAGTCTTATATCGCTGTCCTCAACGGCCTTAGCCTTCACGTAATGGACGATCGCCAGCCCAAGGTATCTACTGACCCCTATATCTGTTTGCTCGTCTCCTGGTGCGGCTATGGTCACTGTATACTTTAAGAGAATAGCTGAGCTATCTGCTACTGTGGGAGTAACATAGATTTCATCTCCATAGTCTACATGTGGATCATATATAATTTCCTGCGTACGTTGCAGGAGTGCGATTTTGTCGCCATCAATGTCGTATCTGTAATCGTAAAATGTTGCCATTATATCACCACGATATCTGTAGAGGAGGAGTATGAGATTGCTGTGCTCGTCTCTTCTAGTTGAACATTTAAAACTCTACCAATTTTTACATACCTACCCTGGCTATCAAACTTTCTATAAACGCCCTTGAGGGTCTCCATGTTGCTGGGTAGAGAGTATAAACGAGTACCAGCCACTACATTGTACTTAGTGTACGTAGTCTTAGCTGGCATGATTCTCTGTATCTCTTGCAATGCATCAGCAATATATGCACGAACTAGGCCAGGGCTTCTTAAGCCCGTGCGTTCCATTATTTCAAGAACTGTCATATTACTTTTTCTCCGGTGTCTTGGATGGCAGTCGCTTGCGAAAGTTTTCTTTTAACTTGTCATAGAACTCGATAGCAAGCTTAATTGCCCGTAAAATCTTATCCATCTCTTTTTTCTCCTTGAGCCTGCATAGAAAGGGCCATCATTCTACTATTCCTGGAAACGTAAGCAGCAACCTCTTTCTCTGCCTGGGCAAGCAATAGCTGCGCCTGTTGCAGATACCTTGAGGTATGCATGTTATTCCCTTCCATTCCCTTTATCTCTGCAAGTGCTCGGTTAACCTCCTGAGCTGCGATGCCTAATCCAGAAGCAATCATTTCAGGGTCCTCGTCATTAAGGAAGAATTCAACGTCCTGTCCCTGAGAGAGTGCTGTACTGTTATCGATTAAGTCTCTTGCCTTATCTAATGCATCACGACCCGCCCCTGTAGAGGTGTTAATCTCTGACAGTGATTGTACAGACCAATACGCAGAGGCTGCCATAGCATCTAAACCAGCAGCGTAAAGTATCATAGGATTCTGTAGTTCATCGAGGGTTGTAGTCGTTGTAGCAGAACTAATCGTTGGGATTCCAACAAATGACACTACTCCGGGTTGCCCAGATGTAGGGTCTGGCTTGATATACAGCTTACCTCCAAGCAAGTAAAACTTGGGAAAGATTGCAGTTCCAGCAAACAGGGAGGTTTCTGTCAACACCCCGGAGTGTGCATAAATTAGTTCTTTAGGCAATTCATCGCAGATTATACCATTTCGCCTCACCATAACCACTCTATCGTTTAACGTATCGTAGCCTGATCCATCGGTAATATTGCTACTATCCTCCGCCATGAAGGTAAGCAGGTCTTTAGGAATACTGTTAATTAAGAAGATTGCACCAGCATTCAGAAAGTCTACCACCTCGACATCGGAGGTTTCATCTGTAGTTGTTTGTGATAAAGCTCTAACTTGAGCCAATAGAGTAGCCATTTAGATAATCCTTTCAGGATATCTACTAGGTTTGCTTAGCATAACCTAATTGATCCTCTTAAAATTATTTTAATACTATCTTTTCGTATAGTGACATGTACTGTTCTGTAAGCTCCTTAGCCTTACTGGTTGCTTCAAGTGTTTCAGCAATAGCAGCAAAGACCCTGGGCTTAATATCGATGGACTTGGCATATCCGTCAGCGACCTCCTTATTGAAGGCAATGTTCTGGCGACTACGATCTTCACCAATCTTTACAGTGTTGTTACTGTTGCAATTGGGGCAATAGTAGAGGCCGTCTAATGCTGATGGGACAATTCCACCTTGATTATTGAAAAGAGTACCACAATCCGAACACTGAAAGTCTGTAGGGAATGATGTGGTAATGTCATACTTGCGAGTTTCTTCTTCAGTAAAGGTAATAGCGTCACGAGCCTTAATGGTTTCCTTCATGGTCTCATAGTCATGCATTCTCGGTAAGATGCCAAACAGTAAGATACGTTCTTCTATATCAAGTTTTATACGCATTATATTTTATATTGCCTTATGTTATAGCCATAGAGTAGACCATTGCGTGTCTTCAAGAGAGACGTATGCTCTTCCTGAGTTCTTACTTCAACGCCCATACCCTTGGCGATTCCCATCCAGAATTCACATCCTGGCTTCTGATCTATGTATTCTTGTTTTACTGTCATATTGATGCCCAGAAGATTAATAACGTCTACTCCCTCCCACAACGCGTACGCGATAGCATATTCAATTGTAGAGGTAAAATAGTTGGTCTTAAACTTCTGACTGATTTCATCAAGCGGGAACTCTTTACTGTGAGGGATGCGTTTCCACTCGTACAGTGTAAAGAACTCCATATCCGGATTTGCGTTAGCGTGCTGTATACAAAGGTTAGTTGACGAGTGACTGCTAGGTTTCTTCAGGAATTCCTCTAAATCATGCATATGGAAGGTCTTGGTGACCTCAGGAGTCCGAAGGAAGGCGTCATTGATACCGTAGATTTCAGAACCTTTCGGCAACTTTTTGACAGCCTCCCATCCTTCTCCCTTGCCCAGTACATGAACTATTCTGGGTTTCTTACTCAATGATTCTCCTTACGAGCTATAAAGTAAGATGTATCGATTGACAGTACCACCTGTTGAGGTCTGTACTTGAATCTTAATCTGACCGACTGTATCAGTAGAACCACCGCCAGCAACAACGCCATTAGCTGTAGCCGTAGCAGTTGTCACAAGTACCCGAGATGTGGGTGCGATAGTTACACTTAACAGTCCTGTCGGATCAGATACAACAGAACTCCAGGTAATCTGGGAAACATTAACATTACCATCAGTAGACGCGTTGCGTGCAATGATAGCAATAGATTCTGCTTCACCGGATGTAATAGTACTGCCTGGATTATTTGCGATCCAATATTTAGACATAAAGCCCTCCCTTCTTACGCACCAGGCGTATAAGTTAAGAACTCGTCCGTGCTTAGATCATCTACCGGCACAGGAATGTACGTCAAGAAAACATCAATCTTGCCAGCGTTAGCTCTATTTCCACCAACAATCAGATCGAAAGTGTCATTAGCAGTAAGCACATACGGCAACTGATACGTAGCACTAGAAAGAGCAGAGTTACTATTACCAGTAATAATAGTACCCAGCGTTGCAGCGCCAGACGCATGAGCCGTACTAAGCATACCACCTACACCGGTGAATCCAATCTGAACCGTAGCTGCATTTGTCGACTCCACAGCCGCAGAAACACGACCAGTAAAGCCAAGGACTACAGAGCCTTTCGGAACTGTAAACAGCGTATAGGTTGTAGCCGCAGTCGTATTAGAAACGTCAACCACGAATGACTTCGTGATCGGGAAACTAACCGTCTGAAACTTGTTGGTTCCCTGTACGGGATAGTATTTATCAACCATTATATTTACTCCTTGCCTTGATAGGCTATCTTAGGAATTATCCACGCTAGAATAGTCAAAGACTAACTAGGGGGAGGAATTATCCCCTTTTCCAGATGATATGTTGTTCCGGATTAGTAATTTCACAGGCAGCTTCAGTTAAGATCAAGTCTACCCGCTTGTCAACACCGGTGTTTTCCAGAGTCTGGACACCAACATATACCGAGGTATCGCGGTTCAGTCCATTACCAGCCAGAGGACGATAACGAACGTTGTTAAGATTAATACCAGCAATATGTACACCAGTTCCATCTAGGTGAATATCGCGAGCAATATTAATGTCTCCATAAATAGTGGAGATTCGATTCAGTGCTACACCTAACTTGCTAGTTGTGCCTTTGAAGGCAAAGTCAGCACGATAGTTCGGACTGATCTGGATGTTGTTATTGAAATAACCAGACATCTTATTCAGCCAGTTAAATGTAAACGTATCAGCCAAAAAGACCGTTGAGTTTGCATTGTTGTAGCGAGGATCGAGGAACTGACTCAAATCATCAAGGAAGTCATCGCAAGTCTTAGTTGCGTGAGTCAGAGTCATCAGGTTACTGTACGTCATGGCATAGTCAACTACACCCTGAGTATACTGAATACCTTCAGAATCTGTATACTGACGACCCCAGTGAAGGTCTGTATCGATGTCCCACTTATGCTCAATCAACTTCTCACCCCAGATACGCATCCATTCGTTACCTTGATACTTAAGTACCGTGGCACGAGTGGTGTTGTCCATACCCATTGCAGTCTTCCAAATCTGGGTTTGGCTGTATCCGGTTGAATAGGGATTGTCTTTCCAGCTATCCGGGTAACCGCTACCCTTGGCGTGTGCATTACCTACGACGTAAGAACGTTTAGATTCTAAGCCATCAAGGTTATTTGCATTCTCGACATTATATACGGTGCTCATAGGGGCAGAAGCCGAAGACCACTGTAGCTCATTGTTCGAGGTGTTGCCAAGCGTACGAGTAATGGTCAACTTAAGGTCAACCGCAGTCGCACTAGCATTGGTTACTGTTTCAATCTTACCAACGATGAAATCGTTAGGAGTTTGAAAGTCGGAACCGAAATTAATTTTAATTAACTGTCCAGGGATGAAGAAGTGCGGACGGGTACCAGCATCACCTACGGCAATTACTCCGGAGCGAGCCGAAGAAGTTGCATCGTAGATATTCTGAATGTTACCTTCCGTCTTATAGTCTCCTGACATTCGGACGTACCAAGTGTCACCCTGTTCAATATTGGTCGCAGTAACCGTGGCGTCATTCGTGGTGAACGAAGAACCGTCAGTACTATGGCCAACAACATAAGCATAGCGCTTATGGAATGACGGGCGCTGTTCCGTAAATTTAGGCTGCGGATCATCCGTGGGGAATTTCCGAAGTCTACTGACCAGGCCAAAGAAGGGGTCTTGAGCGATATTCAGCATATGAACCATGTCGCCGAAATTAAACTTTCGCCTAAGATCACCAGTATTTAGAGTAGACCCGGTAGTAGCTGCACCATTTTCGGTGAGGCCCGTAAAGTTACTCAGTGTAAAAGTATCTTGTGGCATTTTATTCTACCTTTATTTGTTTAATCTAGCCCACCAAAGATACCCTGCCCAAGAGAGTTCATAATACCCTTGAAAACTGCCGTATCTGGATCGTCTTCTGATGTACCAGTAGCACCAGTATTAGCGAGACTTCGAGGGGTATTTTTCATCTTGTTGATCTGGGCGTCTCGATCCTTAATGGAATTCTTTAGTATCTCACCATCACGCTTGCCACGATTCTTTAGATACCATAAGTGGTCGAGAGTCATCTTTTCCTCTTGTGCCCAATTAATGAAATCTTCTAATTCGTCGCTAGGAATATTGTTAGCAGCAGCAAAGTCTTCGAAGGCCTTACGTTGCTTATTATACTCATGTGACTGTGTTTCCGCTTCTGCTCTTTGTGCAGACAGCTTACGATCAACCTCCGACTGTATGATCCGGTTAAAGACCTTTGCGGAGTCAGAGTCAGGGTCCTTGATAGCTTCATCGGGATCGAAGATGAAATCATCTCCCAGCTTCAAATCCTTCATAGCATCTTGCGGACTAACTCCTTCTTCAAGGTAGCTACGTATTTGCCTTAATAGACTCGGGTCTTGCTTCATAACGTTGATAAGCGGAAGCATGTCGTCCACTTCGTTATATTTCTGCAACTCACGAGCCAGTCGCTTCGCTTCACGCGAGGATGACTCATAACGTGATTGAAGGTTGTCGAATTGCTTCTGAAGATCGTCGGGTGCTACCTTGGTATCTTGACTGTCTCCATCCGGTTCAACACCTTCACCATCATCAGGATTTACCGAGGTGTTATTCTCAGCGTCCTCTTCGTAGATGGCCCCATTGACTTCTTTCTCCAGGCCAGAGAAAAATTGTTCTAAACTAATATTAGACTTGTTATCGCCCGTATCAACTGATTCTTGATTCAGGTCTACTTTGTTATCAGCAGCCATATCATTCCCTTCTAATAAGCGTGTTATTGCTTACTGTTGTCGCTTCCTGTATTGGAGGCTTTCTTTATTTCATCTTGTGCTTGCTTCTTCGCTAGTTCAATCTCACGATTACCCTGCTTGAGAGCATCTCTCATGCGTTCTTGGACGATCGTTTCTTGACTCTTAGTTTCAGTCTTGCTTCTATCGATTTCAATTACAGCATTCTTGATCTGATCCTTGATGCCTGCCTGTACTAACTGACGTTGTAAGGTTTCAATTGTACCTTCAGCATCAGACAGTTGCTCTTCTAGCTGATTAACTTGACCCTCTAGTTGAGCTAAGGCTGACTTACGTGCAATAATGGCATCCTTGTTCTTAATGTCAGTTTCGTTCAGAAATGCTATGTCATCGATAATTCCAAGCTCAAGATATTGTTTGTATTCTTCCAGAACAGCCCACCTATTAACAGGAAGAGTAGACCCTGCAATAATGCGGATATCGTACTGGGATGTTTTGTAGTCGTTGTAACGACCTATCTCTTGTCCATAGTCGTCATAGATCGGAACATTAACTTCAAACTCATGCTGGTCGATTCCGCCTGTAGGGTTAGGCTGAACTATTCTGAAAATCTTATGCACTGTATAAGTGTCTTTTGCTAGCTCCTGGAACACCTTCCCAATGTGCTCAAGAGCGGGTTCAAATACATTTCCGATCCAGGACTTGATTCTGCGTGTAGCAAATTCGTCTCTGGCAAGGAAGCCTCTAAAGGTCTCGTCAGACCCACTAGAGATACCCATACTCGGAGGATGTATACCAGCCATATATTCCATGTCAGATTTGCTATCTTGTTCTACAGTGAAAAACGCATTATTGATCGGCTGTGGAAAGATAGGCTCTGGACCATTGGGTGAATACCCTGGATTATACGGCAAAAGGGCGTTCGGTGAGGCCACATAGGATTCCCATGTATCTTCATCGATCTCCCCAATAACGTACTTCCAACGAAAGTTAGAAGCAACATTAGCATTGTGAATCATAATCTGGTGAGCCTTATTGATCTCCTGCTGCTTACCCACTAGTGGACGAGCTGCTGACATCGGATAAGGTGTTCCAGTATGAAGGTAAGGTATCGGAATTAGCGGTATGTGAGAGATGTTCATTGTATATTCGTACAACAGTTTATCACCCACGACGCAAGTTTTCATAATTCGCGTATCGTAGAACGGTACAGCTGAAACTATACTGTCACTACCTTTAACGACTTCGTACTCTTCTTCCGTCAGTACACGCTCTTCAACCTTAAATGATTCGTCTTCAATTTTGGAGATCATGATCTGCTCTGCCTGTACAAGCCTTGCTTGACTTTCCTGTCTTGCCTTTTGCAGTTCTAGATCAAATCTCTCCTTGATAATATCTCCACGCTCAAGCTGTGCCCGTAACTGTTGCTCTAGCTCCAAGAGTCCAACTTCTAATTCTCTCTGCATGCTGTCTAGTTGAGCCTTGACACCTCGTTGAGCATTTTCCAGCTCTGCCTGTGCAGGTGGAATCCTCTCTATAACATTGTATAGCTTTACCTTTTTAGGTGTGTAAACTTCATAGTACGGAAGAACCTGATCCTCTGACCCATCCTTGGCGGAATGAGAGTAATAGATGTCAGGTCTCTGTATGTTTTCAGATGACTCAAAGGAGCGATCTGATCGTGAATGGTGAGTGTTCTCGTAGGCACCGCCCGCATTCTTAATGATATGTGCATAAGCGGGTAACATATTCATTAAATGCTCACGGGGAATATTCTTCTTAATCATCTGGTATGTAGCGTCACGCTCCAGAAAGTCCGAAGACATCGGGGCTGTCCAAACGCAAAAAGGATCAACGAATTCAAACTTCACTTCGCCCTGTCCCTTGTCAGCATCTGGGTCTACGTAGATGTGTACATATCCCTTACTCTTAACCAGTGAGTCAAATATGGCCTGTGACAGAACTGCTTTACCGTTTGAGATGTACCATGAATAGTCAATAACTCCAGTATGAATTTCTGCAATGTCAACGTCAGAGCCATCTACGCCTACCGCTTTCCAGCGAGGATTGTTGGCTGTAACGAAGTACTTCATCGTCTCAATTACTGGTGTCATTCTGTTTACAATAAAAGTAGGCATCCCTGCGGATAACAGTTCAGCCTCTTCTGTTTCTGTGAGTTGAGAGTTCAGAACAAAGTCATATGCTTTCTGTTCCAGTATCTCCCACTTTACCCTGTGATGGGTGTTTGCTTTTCGCCAGAGCTCGCTTATCTCGCCTGCCCGCTTCTTCTTTGACTTGTTGGTTTTCCGGGACTTCGAGGATGCGTTGCCTGCCGTGACAGACTTTGCTCTTGGCTCTACCTTATTAAGGTTAATTTTTTCGTCTGGCATTACTTATTCCTTGCGTAATCAACAATTACTCTCAGCTCTTCAGGGGTAGCTGATCCAGGCTGATCCCACCCAGGTAGATTGTGGTCTAGGGTGAAATGCTTTTCTATGATCTTAGCTCCGCCATCTAAGGCTCTCAGTGACCAGTCGATACCTACTGTATGATCTGAGAAGCCAGAATAGGTGCTGAAAATATTGTTGGGAAGTTCAAAACCATTCTCTATAATCTGGGTACGTGACACACAGTAAAGATAGTCAAAGTTATAGTCCTTGGGACCATCAGCGAACCCTTCTTGGATAGAAGCGATCACTGGCTTTCCTGACTGTGCTATCTCGTTTACCAGTTGGGTATCATTAATACTTCTTGATGCAAGCTTGTATCTGGCAATATCAATCTCGTCAACCCAGGCCTTGCGCTCAAGGTCAAAGACTGAGGCACCAAACTCAATACCTGCAAAGTTACACTCTTCGTTCAGGATCAGCATGTCATCTTTAGTTAGCTCAACAGATTTCAGATAATCAAAGTTACGGTCACCAGGAGACTTTATAAGCTCTGTACTGTACAGTTGAAACTTTGCCATGTCTGCACCTGACTCAGATGCTGCATAGATCATCTCTTTAGCCAGTACAATGTCTCCACAGTGATTACCGCCAATTTCAGCAATTATAAACAATATAAGACTTCCTTTATAGTTTTTTCCGGATTCTCTGGAACTCCACATTTCACATCGAGCGGTTCAAGGCCTGAATTGTACAGCATCTTAATAGTAGGCTCTGTTGCTTCGTATGCGACTCCATTCTTAAGAAACACGTTATCATGGTCATCCTTATCTACTTCGTAGCAGACAGTGGGTATACCATGAATATGTGCAGCCATAATGGCAGTAGATTCCCAGGTATAAACAGCCTTAGCGTTTCTGATCAGTCTTCCCAGTTCTACGTCTTTTACAGTCTTAGCTCCAAAGGATTCTTCAAATGAGCCATCCTTGGTTGGGTGCGGGAGAACCAACAAGTCCTCAGGTGCACCACCTAAAGACTCAATAAAGGACTTGAAGGTGGTTTCATAAAGGAAGCCGTGCTGGCCAATCCAAAGATTATACCCCTCCTTGGTGGGCATTGGGCTCTTTCCCTTAGTTAACCTTGAGTGTCCTACGTTCCCCACAACTCGAATCTTCTTGTCACAGACACCCTTGAGCTGTTCTTTACAGCGATCAGTGTACACCCAGATTTCGTCCAGGTCATTGATCATGATGTTATGCTTAAGCGACCTGCGGTAGAATGGATAGTCATAGTAGCCAATACGATAGCTATGTCTCTTAATAGCATCCGACTGCTCTCTTGATACCATCCCAGTAATGCCAATCTCGTCTACGAATGCATGATAACGTGCTGGCTTAAATAGCTTCTTCATATGATCGCTTAGTGGGTGAACAGCAACCAGTTTGTCCTCAGTCAAACTTTTTACCCCAGAATACTCTCCGTAATCATACAGATATAAGTGTATCATTTACTCGCCTCAATCAATTTTTTGTTCTCTAAGAATTCTTCCAGAAAATGTATCTCCTGTCCCGGTGCTTCTATAGAGCCTGTGTGAACGTCATATAGAAAGTTGGCCTTTAGCAGCTTGTTAATGTTCATTGCATAAATGCCATTCTCTCTCCCTCTGTCATCGTACGATCTCACCATGTAAAACTCGTCTGACCTCACCATGTCGATAGCCTTGTTAATGTCTTCGGGGCGGATCAGGCCGTTGTTGCAAAGCAGAAAAACAGCATAATCGTGCTCTTCTGGGATTACATCGATAAGTAGCCAATACAGTACCTGCTGTACCGGTGTTAGTGGGTGTAGCAGATATTCTGGCTCTTCTAGTACTTTATACTTCTTGTTCCCTGCATCTTCTACCTCGATATCCGAAACGAAGTATGTCTCGCTTACATTTGATTCCAGCAAGGTATTGCAGGCGCGTTCCCACATAGGGATTCCCTCGATCTCCAGTAAGTTCTTCCTCGGCAGTCTTCGTGAGTGCATCTTCGCTGGCACACATCCTACTGTATCTTGATACTTCACTTGATCCTCGATGCGTTTTTAACTTTATCGTCAATAAACAGGTCATAAATGGGTTTGTCCATTTCGAGCTTATCATATCGACACTTCCAGTCCTTTAGTTGCTGCTCTGTTAACTCACGAAAGTCTAGACCACTACCGACACCGCGAGATGTCCAGTAGACAATACAGTTACCCGAGTCATACAGCTCATTAATGTACTTAATACGCTCATGAATAGGCTCTGCATTCTTGTAATCCATGCCTTCTGTCTTGCAGATCGTGTTATCTATGTCCACACGTATCAATTTTCCTCTCATTTCAGTCCCTTTCTGGCGCTTAATATATACGTGGTACTACTTTAAGTCAAGGCCTAATCGTTTAAATCGTCCAATTCTTCTTCAATTTCCTCTAAAAGGCCCACTGTTTTCTTCATTACCTTAAGAATTTCCTCCTGAACTTTCAGTTGCTGCTTCTGAACGTCAAGAATCTCTTCTAGCAGGTCTCTATTGTCATTGCTACTTCCCATATTCTTAATTTCCTCTAATATCTGTAGTAAAATACTGTTACTTTCTTCTATCTGTTTAGCGACCTCCGCAAATCCTAAGTCCATCTTGGTTGGATCGAACCCCATAGCCCCCTCTCTATGCTACAATCCAGGATTTTGCCTTCTTTTTCTTGGTCAACACTTCCTTCCCAAGTTCGTGATTGTACTCTCCAGGCTTGGCCGGGAATGCGTACCTGCAAGCGTAGTATAATGCATCAATTGTATCATCATGTGCTAGCTTGGGTCCAAACTTGAGTATTTCGTCTATAAGATCGTACTGGTTATCTCTAACATACATAGAGCCAGACGCAAATCGTGAATTGAGTGATGTATATATACGGTTAATCTTGTTAAGGCCACCAGGTTTCTCGGGTATAATTGCTATATCGAAACGGTTATGTATCTTCTTATAGGCGTTTAGGTCTTGCAGGATTGATCTAGTCATAGCAACGTCCTCTACGCAGCCACTTTTACAGTGATACTTGTCATACAGTTTTACTATATAGTCTACTACTCCCATCTTGCCGTCAATCTCTCCATCTTCCTTTCTCAGTGCCATCGTTGGTATTGATCTGTGTCTCTCATATTCTAAGACGTAGGTATTGTTGTCTTTGTCCACGGCGGTAGCAAGGATAACCGAGTAATCGCTGTCCTTTGTGTCAATATCCGTAGCTGGGTCGCATCCAACGAAACAGTTAACGGGAATATAATCTCCTTCAATCTTAAGATATCCCTGTCCATCTTCGTACTTGTAGATTCCATCATGTATCTTAATGTGCTCCCTTCTCCACAGTGCATTGTCTCTTGACTGGACTTCTAACTCGTATTCCTGATAATAGCCAGATACGCCACGGGGACTATGCTGGTAAGTCTTCTTAATTCCATCCAGTACCTTACGAGACATCCAGGAGGGCCACAGAACGCCACCAGGCATTGATGGTTGACTAGCAGGATACATAATAACCTTCCAGGCAAAGTCTTTAGCTTCGTCCGTTCCCTTAACCTTCTGCCACATATCCATGACTCGCTGTGAGAAGCTGTCATAGTGCACAGGAGTACAGATAAAGAACAATCTACAACCTGGTCTATTCTTCTCAATAGCGGGATAGATGCCATCCATAATAGTAGCAGCAATCTTGTCCCTGGAAGCCTGTGTCCTAGTATTCTCCTCATTCTCTGCATCATCGGCGATAACGCAGCTATAGCGAACTGCACCAGACTCCATAGTAGCAAGAGTGTCACCCCGGAAGGATGATAGGTTAGAACCAGACAATAATCGGTCGTTGTAGCCTGTTAAAATATCCTCTTGATTGTCACGCTTAAAAGCGCCTAACTGGTGGCCAAAGTAAAAGTGTAGCTTATTATTGTGTCGCAGGTTCAGGCGTACATATGAGACGTTATTCTGAGACTTCCTCTGGTTGGTTGAACACCATCCATAGAACAGATGCTCTCTATGTCTCTCGTCTAGCCCCCACTTGTGTGCGTGTTCTGCAAAGCAGAAGTCTCTTACCACCTTAGCCTTCGTAAGTGTAGTCTTTCCATGTCCTCGAGCAATAATCATAGCACAGGGCTTAGTAGACATTGATATAAGCTCGTCAGCGATTTCATAGTGAAAGCCTGGCGTCTCAGACTTCCTAAAGTCACCAGGCAGGAAAAGCTTACCAAATGTAATCAGGTCATCCCAGCACGCTTTTAATATTCGCTCGTGTTCTGATGCCTGCTTATGTATAAAACCGGCTGACTTGCCAGTATGATTCTTTTTGTTTGGGTATCTCATATTATTCCACGTTAGTTGAGCCACAGCGAGGACATTTGTCTCCACCTGAAACTAGTAATGTTTGCCATCGATGACCACAGTCACCACATGACCATTTCCACATTTTAATCTTCATTATCTTATATCCGTTGATTTGCATTTAGGGCACTTATGCTCAAAGAATACACTCTTCCACACATGCCCACAGGAATCACAGTTCCATACCTTACGTACTCTTAGGCTATTCACCAGAGTTTACCCTTTCTGCTTCAATTGCTAGAATCTCCTCTCCACCAAACGGTTCAAAGAAATTGACTTCAGCAGACTCAACCTTCTTGACTGTGTCTTGCTCTTCCTTGATCCAGTCTTTAAGCTCTCTAAGCGAGCCTAACTTGACATTGTCATTCTTTGCTTCTTCTACTAGCTTCATTAGGTGAGAGAGAATGTATTCGTACGACAATCCTAAACTGTCAGCAATCTCTTCTAAGTTCTTGTTCAATTCTTTCCTTACCCTTTCTGTCTTTAATATAGCAATAGCATGCTCTCGCCAATCAACCTTTGCACTAAACGCATCCTCATAGGCCACCTGCATAGGTTTGCCTGCCTGTAGGTTGGCTACAAAGATTCTCTCTGCCTTACTTAGATTCTCACGAACCTTCCAGCGCTGTTTAATCTCTGCATTTGACCTATTGCTAAAGGTATACGGCTGAGGATGATTGTCAAAGTCTGTATCAAAGAAGGTCTTATCGTTAATAATAAAGGTACCGACTATGGTCCGCATCCAGCCTTTGTGGGCTTTATAGTTCTTCCTATCATGCGGGTGAGGGAGTTCTCCTCGCTTTAATACCTGAACCACCCCTCCATCCATAGCCAGTACCCAGTCCCCTTCTTGCGCCTCTTTCCAGTCCCTCACAAGCGGAGGATGATTGCTACCGAAATAAGTAGTAAACTCATTCTCGTCATCAAAGACTATATGGTCTACACCTTTACGTTTCTTCTGTTTCATCTTCATCCTCTGTACTTTTAACTAGCCACATGTAGCTCTCTTCTAGTCTCTCAAGGGCTATGGTCTTCTCTCTTGATGCCATTCTATGTTTCTGAATAGACAGTGCCAATCTCCAGTATTTCTCCCAGTATATCAACTTAATGGATGACTTTGGCTTAGGAAAGCGCCAGCTATTTGAGTACTGATAATCGCTACTCTTATTCTTGCTTCTATTGTCCTTCAATGGCATTCTCCTCTGAAAATATTAATTCAACCCTTCGGGATTGTTGGGGGTTAAATTCTCATTTGCATCCTCGAATTGCTTTTGCATATCCTTCATCTGGTCATGTGTCTCAATGTTCAGTAATCTTACATAACTGCCTGTCAGTAGGTCAATGGCTGTTGCGTGCTTCACTAGTTCATCAGTGTCCAGTCCTGAATTAAGTTCTACAATCAGTTTCTCGTATGCTGCACGTACCTTATTTGTTGCGGACATATTCAATCCCTTTCTTTATAAGTTGATATCCTTTAATTCCTAGCATTCCCACAAAGGCTATTCCCAGTACCGCCCAAGCTATCAGTGCTATGATTGCGTAGAAGGCAAACAGTACAATATCGTATCCAGCCCAGAGCAGTCCAACAGTAGGTATAAGAACAATAGCCCAGCCAACTAGCGTAATAGTGTCAGCGTCAGTCTCTCTCAGCCATTTCTCCATAGAATCCCTCCATTGCCATGTAAAGCAGAACTGATTGATACTTTCTAAAGCGATAGGACTGTTCTACATGAAAGAAATTGTCATCATTGCTACGTACCAGTTGTCCATTCAGGTTAGTCACTCCTCGGTATCCGCATTCATAGCCACCCATGTCTACTCCAAAGGATTTCAGGTAGCGCTTTAGTGATCGTACGTCATCGTTGTCTGCATAGGTTCCGTTGGTGAGGAATACTTCTTTGCAGGTCTTGCGAGCGTTGCCGTGCAGTGAGTAGAAGTCGGTGGTTTGCGGTCTCTCAGAAATCAGTCGTACATAGTGATAGAAGATACTGTTACGGTTACGTGCTGCATCGCTTACTCCACGAGTAGACCCTGAGATGATAGCGAATTTGGCATTGCTCAGTGACTTGAATAGATACGAGGCCTCTTCGTCTGTCTTAAGGTCATTCTTCTTGTGTGGAGCTAACAGTGCAACTTCCCGGTCATGCTTAATGTCATTTGTATTGATAACCAAGTGAGCCCAGCCTTTGTTTCCCTTCTCGTGGAACATTACATAGCCATACTCTTCATTGATAATTACCTCAACGTTCGGTACATAGAGTCGAGCAATAGCTACAGCGTGCCAGGGTCGTCCTTCAAGTACATTGCGAAACATGATGCGTAAAGCCAGTCTGTTGTATTCAGTAGCTCTTTCGTAGTTGTAGTCATAGTCGAAGTGCTTAATCTCCGTCTCTGCTGGCCACCATGTAATTCGCTGGCTAAGGCCTGTTCCTGCTAGAAATAGACTAGTTAAGGTTAGTAGTGTTAGGATTGTCTTCTTCATCCATAATCTCCGGAAGTATAATTTCTAGTGAGCCATGTTCGGCCCAGTATTTACTCGCTGCAAAACTCCACACTTGTTCGTCCTTTGCGACTAGTGCATCTAACACACCTTTAACTAGATTGTCTAAGTCGGGACGCTGCATGTGAGGCTGTCCATTCATTAATTCTTTTTTGCTGTCAGACCAACTCTTTGCCATTGGCATACGGAATACCATAATGATTCCAGAATTGGGCAACAGTTCGTTCACTTCTTCTCTCAGTTTATCTGCATACTCTCGGTATCGTTCTACTATCGGTCGCTTCTTCCACTTGTCAGATTGTGTCTGTCTCGGTTTAGGTACAGGTGTTATTTCAATTAAGATTCTCTTCATCTTTTCCTTTCAACTAGCAAGCTACCGCACTTCCTGCATCTAGCTCTTACTGGAGAGTTCATTGTGCCACAGTTCCAGCATTCTATAAAGCCTTTCACAGGGCTACTCCGCAGTGCTTGCAATATTCGTTGGTATACTTGTTCTTCTTGTCGCAATTCCAGCAGAGAATGTAGATATCAAAACCTGCATCCACATGCTGTACAAGTTTTAGCTCTGTAATGGTTCCATACTCCACAATTACTGCACTCCTTGTTAGACTTATCCTTGTTGCCGTTCTTTGGCTTTCTCCACTTCATTATGAATTCCTCGTAAACATATACTTTGTCTTGCCACCACAGTCGCCACAGGAGGGGTTAGTTATTCTCTTTCGACTCCCACTGCGACCAGGAGCAGCCTTACTGCTGCCCCCCTCTTTTCTTTCCAGTGTCTCGTCACACTCTTTACATTTATATGTGTGCTTTCTCACAGCTGTGCTCCACAATGCCAGCAGAACTCTCTTCCGCGTTCGTTGCTTTCACCACACTCTTTGCACTTCTTACTATCTACCATTAGATACTCCCATCTAGTCTTTTACGAAATGGAATGATTGCATTATACAGTCGCTCAGTATCAATAACATCCATACGATTGTGCTCTAAGACGTACTTGAGTGCCTTCTTGTCTCCTAGGCGAGCTGCTCTCCACTCGTCATGCGTTACTTCGGTCTTGTTAGTATCTCCCAGAATTGCTGCACAGGCATTCTTTAGTGAGTTGCCACGAAGCTTAAAGTTGCGTCGTACAGTATAGTAGAGGTCTAGATGGATATTGTCTCCATAGGATAAGGGAAACTTAAGGCCATTCATTACTCCACGAGTTCTAATGTAAGGAATGTCAAAGCGAGTCCCATAGAAGGTTACAATGACGTCATAGTCTTTCATCTTCTTGATCAGTGACTTTGCTATACGCTTGTCAAGTTTGCGATGGTCGATAGACTCTTCTCTTGTGATACAGTCTTCGTGAATGTCTCCATCCTGATCTTTGATACACCAGGTAAGCATATTGCCGAACTGTGCGTTGAAGTCTGTAGTCTCTATGTCTAGGAATCCGTAAGTGAGAGGCATGTCAGCGGGACGCTCTTCTGCGTTCTCCTCAAGGAAACAGTTAAAGTGTTCTAAGTAGGTGTGACTGTGGCGACACCGATTATTGGCAAGCCATACAATTTCACGTTTCTTTAATCTTGCAACAGGTGCAATCATGAATTATTCTCCCTAATATCTGGATCATTTAAATTAGTAATAGTACAGTTGCCGTTAGTTACTTGTCCCTCTCTCCATAGCTCGCATCGTTGTGAAAAGCTCAGATCAATGTATTCGTCGTTTCTTAACCCGTTTCTGACTGTTGTATCAACTTCTGTGATTGATTCGTTTTCGATGTCTGTCCACTTGAATCTGAGCATGATGGTTCCTTTCTTAAGAAGTTAGCGATAGTATCGAAATCTTCAAAGTCGAACATCTCATGAAGATAGATCACCTTGTCCCGATACCGTATCAGTTGTTGTAGCCTGTTGCTTGGCATTCTCAACTCCTGGTTCTATAAGTTCAATTAACTTGAAGACCCATGCGACGTTAAGCTCTTGAATAGGAACGATGTCCTGCCTACCTCGTATGACGCCTTCCATAAATTCTGGACTATAGGTAAGGATACCTAGTCCGTTTCCGACTGCCTGTGCTGCTTTAAATAGTCCCTCTCCCATAAGTGTGTTAAAGGCCTTTATTGGACCAAATCCGGCAATCGAAATGTTCGCAACGTCGTGTAGGAGTATAACTGATTTGTCGGTAATAAATCTTCCCCAGAGTTTAACATCTTCAAGAACGGTATCAAAGTGGTGACCTCCATCGATGTGGAGAATGTCAATGGCCTTGCCATCCGGCCAGAGTGTAGGAATATCATGACTGTCTCCCTTCATAAAGGTGATATTATCGTGGCCGTCAAAGGTGCCTTCTTCGAACCAGACTTTACGATCAATGGTGTATACATGTCCAGGGTTGTTCTTCGCCAAGGCTTTAGCTGAGTATCCTTCATGTGTGCCAATGTCAACTGTTACTGTAGGTTTAAGAAAGCGTACAATAGACTCTGCCAGTTCAAAGTGAGGTTCCCATTCTGTTACAACTGTTTTGCCATCTACGTCAACTGCTTGACTCATTCAATATCTCCTTTAGGTTCTTTTCTAACTTCTCATACACTTCGGGGTATTCTTCTTTCACAAAGTTAGACTCTTGCTTGATAGCCTTAGTTAGATGCTTAATCAGGAATTCCTCTGCCTCTTCTCGCTTGTCAAAGTGTCTATAAATCCTACTGTATACATATCCCTGATGTTCTACAATGTAGCGAGTCTCTCCTGAATAGCTGTACATCTCGTGAATAGTCCAGTGACAGTCTCTGTCTTTATGATGGTCAACTAGAAGCTGGTAATACGTCCCGACTAGTTTCGCTATCTGCTTGTTCATCTTCGTGTCCTTTCCATCTTACTTCATCATCCTGTTTCCAGAAAGTATTAACATGATCTAAATCGTATCCCTCTAGTGCCCAGACAACTACAGCTTCCTGTGTATCCTCTTCATACTCTAAGTATCGCTTGGCTTCGTCTATTACTATCCCTACATTCGGCCCACCATACAGTATCTCTTCGTATCCGTAACCAGTTCTCATTGCAATATAGTATTTCATAGTGACCTCCAATATACGAAATTATTCTTCATTTGTCAAGTGTGAAACGTTTGTTTCACGAGTATACCAGTCTATCACCGCTTGTGCATCTTTCTCTACAATGCCTTTAAGAGTCATCAGTTTCTTGGCTGGTTTGTCATGTAAAACGTCACAGGCACTCTTACAGGTCTTGAAGGTGTAGTTATATCTTAGCATCCTATCTGCATACACTACGACAGCATCAGAGGTTTCTAACCAGAATTCGCCTTCTTTCCATTCTATCTCATTATCGTCTAGCCACTGCTTAAATCCGACAGGGCGAGGTACGGGCTTTAAACACATGATATTAACTCTCCTATTACTAGTCTAGTTACTGTAATCTTTTAGTAACCGTAAACTATCGTTACTAGTTATTAAAAAGATCCAATTTGTTTAGTATCATAATATACACATGATCGTAGGATAAGTCAAGTGTGACACGTATGTTTCACGGAGAAATCTTAAAAAAAAGTGCAGAAATCTATAATAGGCCCCCCTTTTTCACTGTGCTACTAGCTAAAATTACGTTATAAGTGACTTGCTAAAATTTGCTACAGGTAATGTATAGGGTAACTTGCAGAATATTATTAGACACTGTATAGGGACTAGACAAAATCAACTAGCCTACCCTTTGGTTGCGTTTTTGCTATATGCGGAACGCGTTATCTTTCATTTAATGTTCGGAGGAATTATCATGAAACGTACAGTTTGGTATGAAGGCGGCAGTGGCACTGTGAGTAAGGTCGAGATCAGTGAAGACATCAAGCACGGTGGTGGTGAGCAGTTTAAGGTGTACTCGCCGGAGTTTGAGCGTGGCTGGAAAGTTAAGGCAGAAGAGTTGAGTGATCGCTTGATTGACCCTGCCAGTGTGAAGCCGATGACGCCCAAGCAGTTTGACAAGTCCTGGAAGAAGCTCGGGTTGGATGCCTTTGAGATTGCTGGCAGTGATGAAGAAGAGGAAGAAGAGTAGGTGGGGGGGGTGACCCCCCTTTCTGTCACGAGCAAATACCCGTAAAGGAGGTGCAAGATGGGCGATAGACGCAAGGCAACAGGCAAGAAACAGTGCTCTAAGTGCAATGGAACTGGGGAGATACCGCTTGACCCTGGCTATACTGATGACAGACAAGTATATGTAAGGTGTCGCAAGTGCAACGGAACTGGAGAGGTGCAAGATGGGCGAAAAACCAATTACCTGGAAGATATTCCTACTCCTACTGGTGATAGCACTATTCACTGTACTTAAATACGTGGGCTCTGGGCATTGACAGAGTCTAGATGAACGAAGAGAATGTGGGCCACTAGCCTAAGGAGATAGCCAATGAACAAATACCTTGTAAATCAACTTGTTTACTCAGTTGTCTACTTGTGCACTAACTGTAGAGAGACCTTTAAGAAACAGTACAACAAAGGTCAGCTAGCACCGAAGAAGGTAACATGCACCAAGTGTGGCTGTAATACTGGAGAGAAACTGTAAGGTTAAACATTAACAGAGAAAGGAGATAACTCGTGATACTCGCAACCACTATACCTGCCAACTGTAATGGTAAGGTCTTAGCCTTTAATGATCAGACAGGTCACTCATTGACTGAGATTGATACAAGTAGAGGCTTAATGTATTATGTAACAGTAAGTGAAGGTCTCTATCGTGTCTTCTTTGGCTTTGTACCAGCACATGACTATTATACTGAGCTTGTAATGGTATCTGAGTTGCCCAAGAAAGAGCCTGAAGCACCCAATGAAGGTTGGCTAATTCCTACACCTGTCCTTGTATCAATGGGGCTAATCTCACTGATACTCTTACTGTTGGTCCATCTATTTCACTCTTAACCTACAAGGAGGCGATATGGGAGCTATTATAGCAATCATTATCACCATCACTGTCTGTTCAGCCGGGCTCTATGGCTACTACTGGATAGTCGAGCATCTCCGCAAGAAAAGAGAGAAGCCGACATATCTAGGTAACTGTGCATGTGGCAAAAAGACTACCATTATCTGTGTATCATGCATGACCGGCTACTGTAAGTCTACGCTCTGCATCCCCAATCAGTACATACCACACAAACTACGAGAGCCTAACTCGACCATTTATATCTGTCCCAAATGTGCTGCATAGGATTAGGCGCCAACCCCAGGTAGATGTCTAAACTACGGTATTCATCGCGAGTGCGTAAAAATGTCTAACGTATACTTAGGCAATTGGAAACGATCGCCACCTGGTACAACTTATATCGATCCTTGGGGAGGGATTGATAACGAAGGATGGGGCGGCTTAACTGACCCTGTCCGAGCCTGAGACCTGAGCATGTCTATACAGCGAAACTGCTCAATTATTAAAACTATAACCGAAAGGAGGATGACTTAGAAAATGGCACCACTAATTCTTAACATACCTGACTGTGAAGCCTGTCCACTGTTTGCTGAAAGCTGCGGTCAATATGATCAGAATTACTGTCAACATCCGATAGGCCCTCAGGATGGCAGCGATGACTGGGTTTACATAGACAATCAAGTATGGGCTCACAAAAGCTACATCCGCAAGATAGCCAAGAAAGGATACTAAGATGTTAACGTTGATGCAACTGTTCTTTTACTTTGGAAGCCTTATACTGGTAGTTGCACAGACGGGTAATTCCAAACGTTGCTGGGATTTAGGAGAGATTAAACAGATGGTATTTGATATTGTTGTTACCGTCATAATTCTCTGGTCATCCTGGTACTTTTATTTCATTGCAATACGATCCATTAACCCTTAACCGGAGATAACCGTGAGAGAACTGATAGCCTTAATCGAACGACTTGCCATAAATTCAACAATTGAAGAGCCTGTTGACTATGCCAACAACTACGCCTACTATCAGAACATTGTAGTAAAGTGGGCAAGGGATGTTGGGTTCGGTATTGGCACTAATCTGGGTGTAACATTTGGTGAGCTCAAATTATTCATCTGTGTTGAAGGTGGCAAAGTTACAATTACTCGCACAAATGCCATTAACCCAGTACATGGTGTTACAATAAGCAATCTGAACGCTGACCAATCTTACGAATTCTTGCAAAAAATGTGGCTTGAAGAGACAAAAGCAAAGGTTGGCAGTAAGGTAAGAATCAAACCCCCAACTCACACCGTAGAAGAACAATGGTGGCTCTGGAAACTCTCAGAGAAGATCGATAAAGCATTAGTGGGTTGGGAGGGAACTGTCACTGATATAACCAGTGATGGTATTGAAGTAAATGTAAATTTCCTCGTCCCCTATTTCAGGCTGGAGGTAATTACCTAATTCGAGGGGCGGATCAGGCTAAACCTGGCGGTCGCAATGACCGCTGGGTGCCTGTATAACCTATAACTGTAGAAAGGAGCACGCTGTGATTAACAGAGCACTATTATCGCTAAGACATCGACAGTATGTTCAGGCAATCAAGGCATTGCAGAGAGCAGAGAAAGCATGGCAAGCAGCAACACCTGCTAATGCAACATCAAGGTTGAATACTCTGAAGAAAGCTCAAAAGTACGAAGCCAGAAAACGCCAAGCCTGGATAGACGCCGGTGGTGAGGAGGACTAATGCCAATATCTGTCATAACAGTTGACTGTGATGGATGTGAAGCTCGCGGATTCAAGCCTACCAGAAGAGACAAGATGAAACGCTGCTGGAAGTGTCAAGGCACCGGCAAGCGTAAGTCTACTATCTACGAAACCAAGAAGCAGAAAGAATTACGATTACTGCGAGAAAGTGACGAGATAGCATGAAAGACTGGTTCGCTATTTACTGTACACATGACCCATATGAGCCCCCAGAGTTGCTAGGCATATTTGATGAAAACAACTATGTCAATGCCTGTCTAGAACTAAAGAGTAAATATAAGATGGAAGTCATGTTTTGTACTCGCGAGACTGATACTGAAACCGAATGGATAAACGTTATCACGCACCAGAAAATGATCAAGGGAAGATATGATTTTCCCCCTGAAACATATATGGAGCGTATAAGACTAAACCGAATACAACCGAGAAAGGTGGTGTAACTTGAGTGAGATAATTTCACTGGAACAAAGAGCAAGAGAGATTGTAGGCTTGCGATTCTTTAACCAGATTAATGCCCCGGAAAGAATTACCAAATTTGAAGTGCGAGTGCCCAGATACGATATTTATGTCCTGAGAATGCTCATTAGCTCGCAAAAGACAGGATTGCAGTTGCCCGGGAACCTGTTCTGGTTAAGACCCTTTGTGCATATGTGCATGGAAGAGCAGAGGGAGCTTGGCATAGAACATCCCTACATCTACCTTACAGTCAGAAACGGTAACCGGATATTTGAAACTGTTGACGAATGGCATGTAGATGGATTTGCAGTACGGTATACACATCTGCCGGAACAAAACTACATCTGGAGCAATAACACGCCTACACAGTTTCTGCTCAAACCACACAATTTCCCCGGCGACTTTAATCCAATGAGACATAATGTTCATAGTTTCATACAAGAGGAACATAATGTTGAAGAGGATGATGTTATGACGGGCAAACGTGACACGGTATACCGGATAGACCCTTACGTCATTCATCGCGCTCAGGCAAGCTCTGTGGGCGCTACAAGGTGCTTTGTGCGAGTATCTTTTGTGCCTATTGAGATACAAGACTGTAACAATACACCCAATCCTGCCCTACCTACTATTGCCTGGTCTGCTGATGGAGTCAATGACTTCCGCAATCAACTGGAAAACTATCACAACGCAACTGGAGAACTGTAATGTCCAATCAACAATCTTCCAAATATCGCGATAAGGTCGCAGGTAAACGTCCATCACACGCTCCGTGGGGCTTCCCACTTGCTCAAATGAGAAAGGTGACAGTGACGGTACCAGTGACCGAACATACCTTGAAGTTAAAGGTAAAAAGCGGTAAATTTGTTAAGCAACTGTTCCAATAATCGACGAGCCACAGGGAGGTAACCGTTGACTAAACTGTTGAGAGCTATCGGTATTAAGCGAGAAGAGCCAAGATATCTTGTTACGTTCTTTTCAATCTATGCCGGTGGCAAACATCAATTCATTGTAAGAAATAATCTAACGCTGTTCATAGGCTATCATCCAAATATTAAGCCAGGACAGTTCATCACTGAAGGTAAATATCTAATCGAAAGGATTTGAATCATGAAAATCAAATTTGCAGCAATCGCCGTTATCGCAGTTATTGTCATTTTTGGTGCGTTCTTGGCGCCTCTTTATCCGCAGACCCAAAGCCAGTCCCATGCAACATTGGCATTTGCCGTTCAAGAAAACAACGGGTTCCATCAGTATCGTGATATTGCCATCGGCGGTAGCGGATCATTCAATGTTAAATTGCCCGCCCTGCCAGTAACGGCCGGTATTCAATTCGAGGGATACTTTCCTCGGTACGCCAATCAAGAGCTCCGCAGCGAAAATAATTATGAATTCTATTTCAGTCTGCCGATCAAATATCTGGTATATCAGGCACACTCTGCAGAAGGTCTCTTTATTGTTGCAGCGCCCATGTTGCAGTATCAGGATGTAAGCGAATGGGGCAGTGACAATCATGTCAACTATGGCGGGTCCATAGACGTAGAGTACCAAAGAAGCATTAATCAGAAAGTGTCATTCCTCTTTAAGGTCGGCATGAAAGGTTACGATTCAGTGGGAACGTTCAGAACCGGGCTGAACCTATCTGCTGGCGTTGTCCTTAATTGAGATTCTTTCTTTCTCGCCGGAAGAAGTTAAGTTTCACTTTATCGCTCCATAACAAACAAATCAAAAAGGTACGAAGCAAGAAAGACGGTAAGCTCAAAAAATATGTCCATCTAAGCATGGAAGAGGCTATAAAGCTAAAAGAGCAACTCGAAACGCTTGTACCATCAGAATGGGAGGTAAAAAATGACAACGACGAATAAGAAACCGGCCGAAAAGAAAGAGCATGTGTACATTGAGGTTGTTACAGATTATCGTACCAGCCAACAAGGTACAACATTTGGTGATCTGATCTCAAAAGTGACGATCACCGGCAACCCGGGTAACTGGCAAGAACTGTTAATCGAAAAGCAAAACGAGCTAAAGGAAAAAGAAAAGTGATCTCACTAGCCTTCTCTCGAATAGTCAATAACAGGCGAACAACCTGTACAATGGCTTTACTGGTAATCAGCGGCTTTAAAGTTGGAAAACTGAAACACACGAACAGTAAAGAGACTGCATGGGGAGTTAAAACTTCCCCAAGTGACGTTGTTCTCACTGGAATCGTTCAACAGTCAACTAAAGACCAAGATATGCCAGCAGTAGCCAAGAAAAAGGCGCTCCGCCGGGCTATTCTACTGATCGAAGACCGTAGCGTACGAGAGAAACTGTGGAACACTATAAGGTATCTACACAACGAGCATGTACCTGATATTAACGACATTATCGTTGGCGAACTTACACCATTAAACGACTTTAACAGTCAAAAGGAGAACTCGCTATGAGTCACCATTTAATTGAAGTACCCGCAGATGAAGATTTCGTGCCATTGATTCTGAACGGTGAATTTCTGGGCATTTTAATTGGCCTGGAGCGTGGAAACCAACAGCCAACCGGAATCCCTTTCCGCCCGCTATTCCAGCTTGTCGTAACACCGGGTGAAAAAGGTCACGACGACAGCGGCAACGAGCACCCCGCAGACGAAATGAATGACAAGATCGTCAAAGGCCCGTCCTTGTGGATCAACCCGAAGCCCGAAAAAGGGCAAGAGTGGAAGAATAAGTTTTACCGGGACGAAATGGAGAAACTGGGGTACGTATGGGATGTAAATCCCGATACCGGCAACAAGCTGATCCGAGAATTGGCCGATGAAGATGTTTACGGCTATACCTTTAAGGTAAAAATTGGACCGGTGGAGAACGAGAAGAAGAAGCGCACATACCATGAGGTGGTATCTTACGAACTCCAAAAGGAATTCGACCGCCTGGATTACAAAGAGTATGTGATCTCCAAGCTTGAAGCCGAAGCCGGTGATGAAGAAGCCGAATAACTGTAAGAACTGTATCTTTTTTAATCGTCACAAGGGTACAGTAAAGGGATCGTGTCACCGGTATCCGCCGGTGACCATCTTCGCTGTATCTAAGTCTCATTCAGTCTTTGCACAGGTCTTTGAAGAGGACTGGTGTGGAGAACACAAACCCCAAAACAATGGAGGTACGTCATGAAACGTACAAGTAATCTTCCCGTTTGGACCCGTTACGGATTAATTCTTTTGGTTGGCCTTTTGTGTAGCATGTTTTCCGGCTGCGTCAGTTGTACACAGGTTGACCCCGGTACCGAAGCAGTATTAGTTCATCAGCCCTGGATTTTCGGGCATGGTGGCGTTGAAGAAAAGACCGTTAAGCCCGGCCTGCAATGGCACTGGGTTACCACGGATTTATACCACTACAATGTAACCCCGGTCAAATTCTCTGAATCATTCAATGATATCATGACCAGTGACAATTTCCCGATTGACATGGATTTTGAATGGGAATTCCAAGTTCTGCCCGATCAGGCCTGGAAAATTACAGCCCATCACAAAAATTGGTATAAGAATCAGATTCAGGAACCCGGCAAAGCCTATGTGCGGGATTTCATTGCAAGAAATAAGATGCAAGATGTTACGGTGGACAGGGCAAAATTAAACGTCCTGGAGCTCGAAGCTCTCAGTTGGATGGAACAGAAGTTAAAAGCCAATGGTCTACCCATTAAAGTCAATCGCGCTACTGCCGGTAAAGCAGCACCACCGGAAGAGGTAATGGAAGAACGGGCACAAACAGCGGCCAACACCCAGCGTAAGTCAACAGAAGATGCAAGAAAGATTGCGGAAGATGCTCGTAAGGCAGCGGAGGTGTCCAAAGCCCTCGCGGATAAAGCCTATATGCGGGAAATGAATTTCAATGCAGCACAGTATCTTGAATTGCGACGCCTGGAGTTGCTGGAGAAGAAAGCCGGTAACATTACCTGGATTATCGGCGGCGGCGAAGTCCAGAATATGAGAACGTTTTAATCCTCCTGCCGTAACAACTCGCTGGGCCCTGAAAAGGGCCTGGCAGTATTTAGAAAGGAACAGTAATGGCAGAATATGAAGTAAAGGTTAAGTTGTTTACCGCTGGTGATGCAAGAACTGAAATCAAAGACCTGGAACAGTACATTCTAACCCTACTCTCTGATAGCATATACATTAGACCTGAAACCGTAGCTGCTGTAGAGGTTTTACCTGGACCAAAGAACATCGAACAATGGTGGTACACGGATGGAATTATTGATCTTGTGCCGCTATGGAGACAGTCAAGAGTTCAGGCTTACTGGTGCTCTGGCGATACTAAGATACTAAAGCTGGAATGTATCGATCCATCAAAAACGTTAACAAAAGGTAGAGCTTACTTTGCAGTAACTGAGAGAAAATTTGGAGCCTGGCACAGTGGAAGCTATACAGTTTACAGACTTGTCAACGATAAAGGAATTGTTGCTGAGTACAAGGAGAATAGATTCGCTATCACAGAGATCATGCCACTGTACCAAGCAGCACAACTCTACGAAGGTAAACGATTAAAGGAGATACACCTATGAACGAAGTCACAGAATTTACTATCCATCAGGCACCAATAGAAGTTTGGGTTTTCCTGGGCTTGATGTGCTTGATTGTCGTTGTATCCTTAATTGCAGGAACCAAGACCCTTGTGGACGGTGATTAGACAGCACATACGATCGTGGCTTAGAAAAAGATTTCCTTCTCTCTACAAGTACAGTACAGATATTGATTACATAAAGTACATAGCAATAGAAAGAGAGAATTTGCAACTTGAGGAGAAAATCTTTCGGGAAAGGCTTGACTCGCATATAGGCAAGATAGAGTTTGACGAACTGAACAGAATACGTAGAAGGCTGAAAAGGCTTGAGCAAGAATACGAAGATTTCAAACAGAGAAGAAGGGAGCAGGAGTGAAGAAAATAGCAGTATATGGAACACTAAGGCATGGCTCGTACAATAATGCACGATTTGGCCTTGGTGAACCAGAAGAAATTCTTGACGCTGAAGGATTTCGACTTGGAAGTGGCTGGTTACCGTACATGGAACGCTCTGAAGGCGATAGCTGCGTTGTAGAAATCCACACAGTAAGCGATGAGATGTTTGCAGCATTGAACCGAATGGAGGTAGGTGCAGGCTATACTCCCGAAGATATCAGCACAGAACTGGGGAAACAGGAAGAAATCACTGCATGGACTCACCCAATCCCGGAGAATGGCTTTCGAATCATAAAAGATTTCATCAAGGAAGGAAGATAGTAATGAGTAATTATTGCCTTATACCAGTAGCACAATCACCGAGCAAGCCTCACATTGGTTTAAATTCCGCCTATATTAGCTTCGTAAGAAACAATGGCTATGAACCCATCATTCTCCCCGCCACCCAAGAGGAGGATATTGAAGACATTACCACGCAGATAGGCGAATTTGACCCCAAGGACGATGTTACCTTACTGTTAACTGGTGGCTGTGACGTTGAACCTACACAGTTCGGTTATCGCAATCTGAGCTGTTTACATCCCAATCCACTGAGAGACTTATTGGATGGAGCCTGTCTTGAGTCTGCAATCGAAGCCAAGATTCCAGTGTTTGGCATTTGTCGAGGCTTGCAGTTCTTCTGTATATCTCAACTGAAAGGCAATATTATCTGGTGGCAGCACATTCACGGTCATGCACAAGATCATGCCAGAAAGATCAAGAATCATCCGGTCGAAACAACCAATGACTTTTTGGCGCCTTTCTATGACAAAAATGACAATCTGTTTGTGAATTCCATGCACCACCAAGCTATTGTTATTCCTGGACTTATGGACGAAAACGAAGGCTACAGAGATAGCTCAATGGAAGTCAATTTCTTGAGCATACTGGTAGACGGATTTGTAGAAGTTATCGAAAATAAACGGCAATTCTTTATTGTTGAAGCCATGCGTGTATACGACCGAAGAACTGGAGACATTGTCTTTGGTGGCGTACAGTGGCATCCTGAAGAACTGTCTAACCAACAAACTATAATGCGACATATACTCTCGGAGGGCGAAATTGAAGAACTCACTTAGTAAAGTTAATCAAGATGAAGTCTTTGCATTTGGATGGGATGTAGAATTCCAGTGCATTGACACAAACAGTGGACTGCCTACTTACCCAGAAATCGATGACCAAGGAAATTTTACTGTATTCCGTGACTATGCAGCCAGTGAAATTGCAAGCTCACGAGAAGAGTACGACCGTGAGAAGCAGAGAGAACTGATTACAATGGCCAAGATTCGACTGTTAGGATCACCAGATTTCAATCCATACTTTCATGACATTCTCCGATTTTCACCCGAGGTATGGAAGAACATGCCACCTGAGTTTCGTGCAATGGGATGCAGGCCAGACGAGAACCTTTATGGCTTGTCAACGAACAAAGACAAGTTTGACGATGTTCCAATGCGATCCTGTGGCGGTCATATCCATATCGGAGTAAGGAATGGCATCTCTGGCGGGTCAGTCTACGTTGATATGCTGAATAACAACTTACTGGTCAAGAACCTTGATAAACTGTTAGCAATCTTCAATACCGTTTACAACAGAAGGAATCAAAAGTTGCGACGTGAGATTTATGGTCAGCCAGGTACATTCAGAACAAAAGAGTATGGTCTTGAATATCGCACTCTTGACAACTCCTGGTGGCCAATCACCGAGATTTGCGACTTTAACCTTACTCTACTGCAAATTGCCCTGGACTATACCTGCAACGAAACAGAAGTGTCTGGCAGTGAAAACTATGTTGACATTATACTGGAAGATAACCCAAAAGCTGCACTGGAATCCATACTAACCTCGATTGGGAAATTCAAGATACCCTTTGACAGGAAGAAGAAGATGAAGGCATTCGTAAGATTCTTTGAGGATCACCCAATTACTACCTCGTTTATTTCGCCCAACAACCAAACATGGGAGGCCTTGCCATTATGATCGGCAAAGATAGTTTAGTCGTCGTGTTCCTGAGTACCAACAAGCAGGATCATATCACAAATTACCTTACAGAACAGGGGATTCACTTTGTCAACGGAAAAGAGGCTAATGGGCCAATCGACCTTCAGGGTAAGCGGTACTTGATTCGTTACGGGTCCCGTCAACACACCCAGAATAATCAGAACTTGATAGAAACACTGAATCGGTCTGCCGCTATAAAGCTGTTTGCAAACAAGTTTGAGGGTCGCAAAGTAATGCAGGCAATTGGAACCTCAAACTTTGTTAACGCAGGCTGGTCAACTGGCTGGTTTTATGGGGATGAATATATCCTTAATGACGGCTGGGATGCTGCCAAGATGAATAACCGTGACTTGCTGGTAAGACCTCAGAAACATACTCGTGGTAACAACATTAACATTGTCCAAGGTCGTCCAAATGTGATTGCTATCATGGAACGCTTTCGACGCCAGCGGAAGAAGTCCTATGTACAGGAAGCCTATAAGAAGAAGCGTGAGTTTCGTATTTACTTCATGGGCCCTGGCATTCTCGCGGTATTTGAGAAAGTTCCGAATGACAAGAATGAGTTTTACTGGGGCGGTGACAATGCTGAGTGGACCTATCTGGCAGATGAGCAAATCCCACAAGCTTTCTATACAGTAGCAGCAGATGCGGCAGAGAGAACTCCAATTGACTTTGGGGCAATCGATATTATCGAGACAAATAAGCATGGTGACCTTAAATATGTCTTCTTAGAGTTAAACACCTGCTTTGAGGCACAAGGTCCCTATATGGCTGAGAAATTTACCTTAGCTGCCCGTAAAATGCTTGATGATCCTGCTGCCTGGAGAAATGCTCACTACAAGAAGTTTATCCGCCTGAAGCCTTTACGTGAAGCAGCAAAGAAAGTTGACTGATGAAGTTCTTTAGTCGAGTGAAAATCGGAGTTCCTGTCGCACTGGCAGGAGCTCACATACTAAGACAACTGAAGATAAAAGATGGTGACATGGTAAACATTGATAACCTAAGAAACCTTGGAATTGGTGAGGTTGACGCGAGAATTGAACTGTTGATGACAAGAATAAACTCGTTTCAGATTCGAGAGCTTTCTGCCTATGATCATCCAATCAAGATTGAGCAGGGAATGTGTCAATTTCTTGTAAAGAACGTTGACAAGTCTGAATACCTTGACATTATCGTCTTGCACAAAAATGCTGCTTGGATGGAAGACATGTTCGAAAGCTATCTTGAAGTTATTCCTGAATATGTTGATGACAGCTATATAAGAACCATTAAGGAAATAGCAAAGGCTTTCCCAGATGATTTAGAGGTGGCCAGGTTTGATGTTCAAGCCTCCATCGATGACTTAGAAGACAATAAAGGCTCACTGGTTCTGTGGAATAACACCAGAAGGAATGATATCAATGCCGAAATAATCCGAAGAGTGGCAAGAAACACCGGAATAGACCTTGGATAACTATGCTTCGCTATATAACAGATTTGTTAGAGCCTGATACTGGAGTAGCTGACCTGTTTGGAGGCCTATTAGCTTCTATCAATACAGAGGAGAATATTTACCTTCTTACCATCAACGCTACTGACGAAGATAACCGATTCAGTCCAAGATGTGCACTAGTGGAAGAAATTGGATTGCTGGAAGTTAAACGCAGATTTGGAGAAGAAGACTATAAACCGCACGCACTCGCATATGCAAAGCAGAGTAGAACAATCAAACGGCTAGTCCAGGAAGGTGCAGAGCTTGAAAAAATCCCAGTCGAAGCAGTTATACAGGAATATTATAAGAGAAATCTGGGCAAAGCACCTGAGGTCAAAGGAAGAACCTTACTCCTTTGAAGGCTACCGAGTGTCCATGATTGGTGGATGTCTATTAAAGCACGTCTACTACAAGGATGCTGCCGTAGGAACGCTGAAAGATGATCAACTGATAAACTTACAGACTGGAACACTGTTGCATGCAAGCAGAGAGACTGCTGTCAGAAAGTATGAGAAAGAGTTAAAGGCCCTAATCAAGGAACAGTTTGGTGAAGAGCCCATAGCTATATACCAGGAAATGAGAATTACTGATCCTGACACTGGAGTCACTGGCCATCCTGATATAATTATAGAATACGAGAATCACTTTGATATTATCGATGACAAGTACGTTAAGATGTACAAGTACAAGAAAACCTTTGCAAGAGCCAAGAGAGATCGTGATCCCAAGAACCTAGACAATTACAAGATGCAGATTATACAGTATGCACTGATCTTTGAGAAGATGTCTGGCAAGAAAATGAGACATGCTATTATAATGCTAGGCAAGAAAGATGACCTATTCCAGAGAGAAGTGCCAGTATACAAGTCAGAATGGGAAGATGCTATAAAGAAATACTGGAAAGACCTGGAAGAACTCGATCAAGCTACAAAGATACTGGGAGTAATGCCTGGAGTAACCTATGGCGTACCATTTCATTCATGGGAGTGTAATTACTGTAGATATAAAGCGCACTGTTTTCCAAACGAGCCAGCTGATGACGTCCCATTCTAATAAGGATAAGCAAAATGGTGCTACATGACCAAAAAATCAATAACATTATTAAGGCTAACGGAATCGAGATACCTGGGCTTAAGTTTACTTGTTCACGCTGTCATAAAGTTGGGCCAAACAATACTGGCATATTACCCGTTGATAACAATCATGAGAACAAAATCTGTATTGACTGTGCAAGGAAACGATACAACCTATGTGATAAATGCTGTAAGTTCTTCATTGGAAGGTGTAAGTGTGAAGGACCTGCACAGGATAATCGTAATGCCAATCTGATTCATTATGCATTTATCAATGACTGGAAAATCTTTGGTGATGCTGGTGAGCCAACATTCGGAGTAGAGATTGAAGCCTGGCAAATGAAAGGAAGCAGAACAATAAACGCTGTAGCTGGAGAGCTGAACAAAAAGTACAGTGACATAGCCAAGGTAAAACATGACGGTAGCATCCGAGACAAGAGGGGCTTAGAGGTTGTACTGTCACCGATGACATATAGCTGGATGATTCAGAACTCAACCAGAATAGAACAAATACTGAAGGACCTAAAAGCAAATGGCTTTGTTGCAGCAATGGAGCGTACCTGTGCTGGCCATGTACATTACTCGGCTCAAGACATAACGAATAAGCAGCTGATCAGAATCGAAGAATACTTTATCAATCACCCTGGAGTAATGAGAGTTATATCAAGAAGACAGCGCTATGGTCATCACTGGGATATCGGAGAAGCCACTGTAAGGGCCGCTGAGACGTTCTCTTCTCGTCGTAACCGTTATATTAACTACAACAATGTATCGACCGTAGAACTGCGGTTTCTGGCCGGTATAACGTCACTCCATCACTTCTTTTACAATGTAGAGATTACTGATGCTATTATGGAGTTCGGCAAGAAAAAGTCAACTGGAAGGAATTCTGGACCTGGATCATTCAAATCATTTGTGAGAGGGAATCGTCAAAAATGGCCAAACGCCTGGGAGTACCTAAAGAATGTGCGTAATAGTCTATAAGCCAAGCGGCCAAGAGTTCAATATGAAGGAGCTTGAGGCTTGCTCTCAAGAGTTTACCGATGGTATGGGCTATGTATCCTTTAATCCGGCCACAAAGAAGATTACGCAGAAGAAGATTACAGAGGGCACAGTAGAAGACCTGTTGAAGAACTGGAAGAAAATCAAGAACCACAAAGATCACTCTACCTTTATACACTTTAGAAAAGCCTCAATGGGTGAAGTCTCTACGGATAATACCCAGCCTCTCATTACTAAGCGATATGTATTTGCCCATAATGGAACAATTTCAGAGGTAAGGGGTAAGGTGAAGAATGGAGAATCTGATTCTGTATATCTGGGAAGGAACTATCTAGACGACCTTAACATCAATAAAGCTTCTCACATGGACCTTTTGAAAAACTTTATTGGCTCTGATCGTCTTATAGTTATGAACAAGAAGACTGGCGAAGTAAAGATACTGAATGAGTCACCTGTTGGGTCCTGGAGAAACAAGCTATGGTACAGTAATCTTAGATGGTCGTACAGAATGCATCAGTCCAAGAAGAATAAAAAGAACAGGAACAAAAGAGGGGGGCGATCGCAAGACCCGAGCGACCGTAGATCGGAAGAATACTGGAACACGCTCTATGCCAGTCCTGATCGTGACTGGGAAAC